CATTGTTACTGCACAGGTTTTCAATCATAATAACAATATCATCAAACTGATCAAACCTATTACCATCAATAGTTAGTTCAATGTTATCTTCATCATCAATCCGCACCCAACCTTCACGGCAACAATCTTCGAGGAATTTTCTATACTGCATATAATTTCTCTGTATTAAAACAAGTTAAAACCAAAAACAATTTACAATAAAATAATTCAATTTTGTCAACCTGAAAACAACAATATTCAACAAAATTTTAATTACGTGATTTTGTTATCATTTCGACAAAACCAACATTGAATTATTTTATTAAGCGAGCGTATTATACCACATTCATAATTTTTAACACTTCTTGCTTTAATAAAAAAGTCCCGACTATTACATCGGGACAAAAACAACAGATTTTCAGTAATAATTTTACGTTTCAATGTTTGTCATGTCAATAACATCTTCAAGAAATTAATCCTATATCCCAGTCCTAACTCTTTAACAAGAGCCTAATCTTTTGAGTAAAATGTTAAAACTCCTGTGAAGATAGCGGCATAGACAATAAGTGCAATACAAATAGCATGCTCGCCTTTTAGAGCAAAAGCCACAGCAAATAGCAAAACTGCTATCATGAACTCGCTCATAGCAAAGCCTCCAGCTCATTTATCCTATCCCTGTACCCCTGTCTCTCTGCTCTTACACTAGCATACTCACTCTCACTTATCTGACCTTCTGCATACTTTATTGCTTTGTAATCAGTGTCAGAAAGTTGTTTCTTTAACTGAGTTATTTCAAGTCTGTATTGATCCTTGAGTAGATCTTGCTCTGTTTTCATGGGACAAAGTTCTTTACGATAAGTCCACCCGTTAATATCAGACTGTTGTGTGTCTGAAATGGGAATGTAGTTATGCTCAATATCCAACCCTATTTTATACGCTCTTTCTGCGTTAGCAGTAAAACCCTCAATGTGGCCATCCTCGTTAATACGTTCATAGAAATAACAATCTTTAGGGGCATTATCCCACGGGGTTGTCTGTACCGGTTCTAATTGTTCAATATCATTGTTTTCTGTCATATTATTTCCTTATTTAACCGTACCAAGACACGCATAGTATTTACACGTTGTCGGAATCTTACTTACCCACACTTTTGTAGTTATTCCCGCTTGAATAGGGACAGATAACACATATGATGAAGCTGTTGATATGAACGAGCCAAAGAATGTAAGATTGGTGGCATTGACATGAAAATATCTAACGATAACAAAATCACCTGCCGCTGTGCAGTTATCCAGCCTAATAAATAACCATCCGGGGTAACCGGGATCGGCACCATTGATTTTTAAATCATTGGGCTGATTGTATGCGGTGCTCCAGTTCGTTGTTACAACATCATAAGAGTCGTAGATATTAGGCAAACTCAACGCCCCCGGATTTAGGCCATTGAAGGATTTCCATTTGTTTGTTGAGATACCTAGATCACACTCACTGACTTCGGGAAAGAAACAGTAATCTCCTGTTGTTGACGCTCTGTATCTTAATGCACCGGTATATGTATTTGTTCCGTCAGAATTACGAAGACTAAACATAATACTATTGTAGCCATTCTTATTTGCTTGAAAGGACGCATAACCGAGGTCAGCCCCATTTACGTCCTCAAAAAACATACCTATGTATCTATTTGATGACGGAGCAGAACCTAATGTAACAGTATTATTTCTTAGATACCAAACAGCGGGGTTACTTGTCATTCGCTGAAAGTTGGTCCATTCGTTTTGTTTATCCAACCCCCAAGCAGTCCCATTATAATAATAGTTCTTTGCATAGAGGTTGTTCCATTGATATGAACTAGAGCCTAAATCGTAAGAATTATTAGCACTGGGAATGAAATTAGAATTTAGTAAATCAGTTACATCACTCTTTGTATGTGTATGAGCAACCGGTGTTCTTGCATCAGATAATCTGCTGTCGTTGCCTTCGCATATAGTTCCGGCAGTAGACCCATAAGCCGGAAAGTCGGTGATCTGAGACTTTGTATGCGTATGAGAAGAAGGAGGATAGTCATTAGGCTTTCCGGTTACGCCAGTCCACGGTACAGAGCTTGCTGATCCGGCAGTAAATTCAGTATAGCCATCGGCTGAGTCAAGTTTTGTTTCATCAGTAACAACATACATCACGCCAGTATCAAGTTGCTGTACCGTATCACCTAACTGCACATCATCAGCAGTCAAAGCATAACGTGCGGCCTGATTAGCAACTTTAACAAGTCTTTCAAGAGAACCTTTAGGCAGTCTTGCTATATCTATTGTACCAGACGTTATTTTAGATGCGTCTAAATTAGGTATTCTTGCGATATTGAAAGTGCCGGAGGTTACATCACTTGCGGCATGAGTATGAACAAGCGGAGCCTTGCCATCAAGTTCAGACTTTACAACCTTGTTCTGCAAAGCGTTTTCAGACGTTGCTGACAATTCATCATCAACAGGATTATGCTGGGTTAAAAAACCTGCGTCATTATTCAAATCAGAAGTGTTTACCGGAATTGCAAGATTAGCCGTTACGTTTGAACTTGCATTTGCCGTAAACGTTGCTACATCTGTTCCGTTCTTCTGAATTGTTAATGTCGCATTATTCACAGTCGGAATAGTCGGTGCATTTATCAAGTCAGTATAACTACCGCTTGTTGCAACCGTTGCAAGATCAGCGGAATTTGCCTTATCCGGTATTGTTGCAATATTATTAAGCTGTGTTTGTGTTAAAGCGTCCTGTTTACCATTCCAAGTAGCTTTATCAACCGTTGTCACATGCACATCAGTATCAGCAACATGGCTATCATACCCTGTTACTTTTGTTGCATTAGCACCGGAATTAACAGCCGCAAGCTGTGTTTGCGAAAGTCCGTCTTGCTTACCGTTCCATGCGGCTTTATCGCTTGCTGTAACATGAATATCTGTATCGCTTACATGAGTGTCATAGCCGGTTACTTTAGTTCCCGTAACACCGGAATTGACAGCGGCAGTCTGAGCGGTATCAAGAGCGTTTTGTTTTCCGTCCCATGTCTGTTTATTTGCTAGTGTTACATGAATATCAGTGTCAGCAAGGTGAGTATCATAATTGCTTACCTTTGTCGCATTGATACCAGATTTCACAGCGGGTAAATCATCAGTTTCAGTTTTTGTGTAATAATCATCAAGAGTTGTTTCAGAAGTGCCTACCGGATCCCAGTGATCATCAATATACATATACTCAATTCTATACACATCACCATTAGGTTTTGTAGCTTTGAGCATATAAATTACATTAGTCTGAATATCGGTTATAGGTAAAGCGTCAACCGGCTTTCTTATCAATCCGGTAGAACTCAAAGCTGTTACCGTTTCTACAAGATTATCCAGTGTATTCCAGTTACCTTTTAAACCGTTATACGCATTTCTTTCGCCTTCATCGGGAAGATAAAGACCATTCTCTAAAACACTACCCATTGTGAACTCCGTTAGCTACACAAAAACTTATTTCAACCAACCGCCCCAACCATCATACGCCATACGGAGCAACTCCATAAGGGGCAACACCATATCCGGCATTTTCAGGATCGTTAATGCCGATTATTTTACCCCATTCAGAACTCTCAAATCCAAGATCTACATACACCTCACCTTTTGCGTCAACGGTAAGAGTAGAATTTGCCTGAACAGTAAGAATAAAATCCTTGCCCTGTAACACTTCGTACTCTGTTTCCTGACCGCTGATAGCAACGGTAAAGGTGCAATCACCTGATACGGCAACAAGTTTTAATCGCAGTCTTGCCGGAATGAGATATGAGTTACCACTGGAAACGGGTGTGTCTAACCAGTTACGCACCTTTGCCAGTCTCGCTCTATAATGTCTCCAATGCGAAAAGTATCTGTTATTAAAACTTGTCAAGCTCATTTTACTTCACCGTATTTTTACGCTTTTTGTTTGGCTTTTCAGCAACAATTTCGGCCACCTGTTCAATAGGAATATCAGCAATTTTTTCTTTGATTGCTTTCTGTATTTCCTGTTTCTTCAGCCCTTCGGCAACCATATTTTCAATCTGCTTGCGTCTGACTTCGGCCATCTGAACTCGCATATTAACAGGTTTAAATGTAACAACATTCAGCACGTCAAGCTGTTTTGTAAGTTCGTCAATTTCTTTCTGAACCTTTTCGAGTTCCTTCTGCTTTTCTTTCAAAGTGTCCTGTAAAACCACTTTTTTAACTTCGTTATCGTCAGCAGATTCAAACAGGATCTTAACCTGTTCGGTAGTAATAGTAGGGTCTTTAAAGGCATTTGCGATTGTTACAGTTGTTGCTGAAATATCTGCAAGCATTTCCTGTTTCTGTTCGTCAGAAAGCCCTTTTACCCACTGATAAGCACGTTCTATTGCTCTCATATTACGTCCTTTTTAAAAGGGCATTAAGACCATGCCTAATGCCCGTTAGGTTAATTAAAATTAAGACTCACGAGTTACCAGTTCAACCATCTGACAACCTCTTACATCACCTACAACACGCCGCCAAGATCCGGCATTTGCAAGGTTAGTAGAAGTAGCGTCATTAGAAGGGCCACCAACAGCAGTGCTTGCACCAACATAGGAATACCCCTTCGGAGCAATAGCATTACACCATCTTGCGTACATGGTAGAAATACCATAGCCGTTACCCTGAGCCTGATTCTTCTCGTAAGCAAGAGGCTCCTTAACAGAACCAAAACCAAGACGGAACTGATCTCTGCCAAAAATGTAGGTAGAGCATACAGCAGATCCGGCAGTTACAGTGCAAGGAACAAGGTTGTTCAGAATAATCTGATAGCCATTGTAGTAATAAGTAGGGGCACCAGCAGTTGACGGAATACGGGTATCAATCACGTCCTGTTTCTGCATATTTGCAAATACAAGCGGGTGAACCATAATCATACCAAACCCGTCCTGAGCGTCACCCAACAGGGAAATAGCGTCAATGAGGGCGTTTACATTGAAATCGGTAGTACCCTTCAGATAAGCACCGGAATTTGCGGTGGAAAGGTCAATACGCTGATCGTTCTGAGTATGATAGGTATCAGTAGCGGAGGCATTGTTTGCAAAAATACCCTTTACAACGGCAAGGAACTGATTCTGCAAAGCACCTACACGGAAATCAGCAACACGAGTACCAATGAAAGCCATCGGGTCAGAACCAGTAAGCATTTCATCGAGATCAGCCACCTGCCAAGATACAGCACGTACACAACGAGGAACAAGCAGATTGCTTGCAGTTACCTTTTCAGGGGTAATAACGTCAGCCGGATTGTCAGAAGCAACGACTTCGCCAGTGTCAGCAAGATTGTTGTAGAACGGGAAGTTAAATACAGAACCGCCACCATTAAGCAGTCTGTCAAGATTGCCATCACGGGTTACAGCACCGGACTGAACAAGATTGAGCTTGCGAACAACTTCGTCAGCGACGTAGTTCTCAAACACTTCGGGAACAATAAGATCGGAAATTCTAGTAGTAGCCATTTTATAATTTTCTCCAACGTCATGAACTGTTCATGACTAAATAATTAAAGGAAAACTCAAATCATTAAATCATTCTCAGCGTCACGCATTGAAGATTGCTATACAAAAATCACTTTTGAATAGCAAAACGTACTATACCACAAATAAAAATTAAATGCAAACCAACTCAATTTTGTAATAACAGCAAATAAAAAAGCGGGTATTTCACCCGCTCATTCATCACTTCAAACAAACTTCAATATCAGTTTATTTCTTAAAAAGGTAGCCAAACCTGTTCAGAACGTCCTTTTCAATTCCCGCTTTTCTAGCAACGGCTAGTGTAGCCTGTGGGTCTTCTCTTGCGGCCTGTACCAGTTTAGTAATGTTGATACCACCATTAACACCAGTGTTAGTCCACGAATCAATACCAACAGTGTTACCGCTAGAACCACCTGCACCGCCACCGATTGAGCCGCCAAAAAGATAAGGTTTTGACTTTTTAAGGAACTGTGCCCAAGAGTCAACACTAATTCCGGCAGGGAAATTACCCGAATTACCTTCCTTAACTCTTACAGAACCATCTTCAGCGGTTTCAAGAACATTTACCGCCCACATAAGGCCATCATCTTCAGCACCTTCTGCAATACCATTCTGTCTAAGTGCCTTACGTGCCTGTTCTTTCAAAGAATTGAGCCGCCTTTCGCTTTCGTACTGTTCATTCTTTTTAAGCAAAGAATTAAACTGTTCGGAAAGGTTGTTAAACTTCAATTCAAGTTCAGCACGACTGGATTTAAGTTTATTAACATCACTTTCTGAAGATTTAAAACTTGCGAGTTCGTTCTTCATGCCCTTTGCGGCAGTAGGATCAATCCCGTCATAAGAATCAATAACAGCTTGCAATTCCTTAATCTTTGACTGATTACCTTTGTTAAGTTCCCGTTCCGCATTAAGAGCCTTGCGAACGTTCTCAAAGTCAGACTGAAAAGCAATATCTGCCATAATCTGAAATTTACCATCGGTTGTTTCAGCATAGAGATCACGATACTTTTCATTCACACTTTCAAGATTATCTACAATCGGCTCAATAACCGGCTTTACATTAGTATCTTTAAATGCCATTTGATTATCCTCAAAATTACATAACAGGCTGATTATATCATAAATCAAAAAATTAAACTTGTGTGTTTAAAATATATCAACCATTGCCATTTATTTTATTTTGTTACCTTGTTCACATTATTCAAATCAGCACTTGCTCCCGTTGTCTGATTAGCAACGCTCTGAGCTGATCTGCCTGAATTACCCGCATTATTACCGTTTAAAGGATTAAGACCTGAATTGCTAGAGGTTAAATCCTGTTCCGGTGGCATAAGCATATCCCTCAAACCACTATTCTTCTCCTTTTTAATCATTTCAATCTGAGTATCAAACGGTTCTTTTGTGTAGCCTTTTGACTGAGCATATTCGTAAGCAGACTGTAAAGACATCGGAAAACCAAGTTTAATTGCCGTGGTAATTTTAACAAGATCGTCACCGCTTGCTCTGTAATCACAAAACTCAAGATTAGGCTGAACAATAACCTGTTCTTCGTCTGCCCCGATCCACCTAGCAATAACCCGCAAAGCCTTCTGTAAACCAAAGGCTCCTGTAAGGGCAATCTGATTAAGTGTCGCTGTCTGAGCTGTAAGTCTTGTTTTCAGACTTTCTCCCGTTTCAAACTGTCCTGAATTTGTCAGAAGATTACCGGATTTAACCTCACAGCGGTTATAAATATTTTCCAGTGCCGTTCTCATTTCAGGAATACCAGTTCCCGAAACACCAATAAATTCAGCAGAACCGTCAGTACCTACATTCAATACAGCTCCCGCACCAGTTCTAATGCCCTGTTCCTGTGCGTTCTTGCTATTGTCCTGCGGTGCGGCATTTTCAGCATTTAACAAATGCCCTTTAATTACAAGCGTGTCCTGTCCTTGCATGTGAAGTGCCTGTCTGTAATCAGCAGAAAGCCGATAAGCACTCAACGAATTGTTTGCAAGATCGTCCAAAGGCGGGTAATCAGGCCGTGGCAAGCAATCGCAAGAATTGATAAACACAAAAGGAATTTCATGTAACCTTGTGCCTAAATATGACGGTGTAAACATGTTATCAGGTGAGAAGTCGATAGTATCTACAAACACACCTTGCTGATAAACATCGTTTTCATTTACAGTATTACCATCGCCCAGCAAACACACCCGATAACGAATAACATCATTCCATGTAAAATTTTCACATATATGCTCAATTTCTTGTAATACAAGCATATTAAGATCAGTTTTCCCAGTAGGATTATCGCTCTCATTCCAGTTAATAATGCTGAACGTATCGTAAAAAGCGAGATAGGGTTCACCGCCTTTTATGTTAGTATTCAGATCAGCAAACAAGCCACAACGCCCGATTTTAACCTGTGCAGTATTGATAGTTCTTAAAAGGCTTTCAAGTGATTGTCCGTCTTTTGTTGCGTGTTCTCTCAAATACTCCATTTCTGGCGGCAACTGAATTGTCGGTGAACTCTGGTGGCAAAGACCTACATAACGCTCAACCGCTGTCTTAACATGGTTGATATATTCAGCCCTAGTTTTATATGACTGATAAGCCTTATCGCCCAATGTTTCAGGAACCCCCGCACCATCGAGAATCATACCAGTAGAAGCCGGAAGGTATTTCATACCCTTGTCTTTTACAACCTTTTCGCCCCGATAAAGATCATCAAGTTTTTGCCAGTACGGGAGCATTAAAGCATACTCATAATTATTAGCATTAAGCATATAATTTCCTCTGTCCTATATTTTGTCCTATGCGTCCTATGTTGTG